TCCACTCATGAACAATAGATTTGCACTATCTGCTCTTACATGAACACTGTCATTAGTACCAGCAGTCCCGTGTGATCCTATTGTGATACGTGCATCAGCAGCACCAGTACCAAATTGAGCATCGCTGGCAAAAGTGGCAGCTCCACTTGCAAGAATACTTGACGTAGCAGTAGAATTTCCTGTGGTATAGCCACGCCATAACGGTACTGCAGTATTGTTATTAGCTGCCAAAAACCCGCTATCTGCAAGTGCTACCGAACCATTTTCTGCTGCTGCAATAGCATTTCCGCCTGCTTGAACATTTCCAGCAAAGTAGGCACCTCCGTTAGTACCTAAAGCAATTTTATTGTCAGAGCTAGTGCCATCACCATCCTGCTGAACAATTAAAGCATTGCCTGATGATCGATTAATAAAAATGTATCCATCATCATTGATAGTGCAAGTGCTATTCGCTCGAGCAGCTGATCCTCCAATAACGACTTCTCCTTGGAATTCAGCATTACCGTTTGCACGAATATTTACACCTAAAGAACTGTTATGAAAGCCAGCTAAAACCGAATTAGCGCCGCTCGATCTTGTTGATTGAAAATAACTACTTGTTTGAACTGAGCCATCAGACGTGATTTTTATCTTCTCGCTGCCAGCCATGCCAACAGTAAGAGAAGTTCCATCAACACCAATAGAACCTATAAGCCCTGAATCTTTGTAAAACTCAACTAAATCACCGTCATTTGTCAGGCGACGAATTTGCAGTGGGTTAGCAGAAGCTCTTGTAAAAACACCAAAACCAGCAGGTCTAAGTTCACATCCTGCACTAAGTCCGGTTGAGGAAGTTTTGCCGACTAATACATTGCCCGAGCTGTCGATTCTCATTGCTTCATTTGTACCAGCACCAGTCGAAAGAGTTTCGAATGCAAGAGAATCTCCGTCATGACGATAGATAATTCTTCCGCGTCCTGACGTGCCATCAGAGAATAAAAGCTCTTGTTGAGCAGAAGAACTAGCGCTTGTAAACTCTAAGTTTCCTGTTGATCCAAGTTTTAATCGGTCAGTAGAATCAGTTCCAAATGATATAAAACTATTTTCTCTATTCCAAATATAAGTATCGTTGCCATCTTGCTGAATCATGAATCCATTACCAGCACTAGAACCAGTAGTACTATTTGAAATCATCAATTCGCTTGATGCATCAGATGCATGAATCTGCAAGTCACGAACGGGTGTGCAACCTAAACCTACTTTTCCTGAGCTATTAATGTGAATAGCCTCGACATTAGCTGATCCGCCAACATTAAAAGTAATTGGACTATTTGCATAGCTAAGAATACTTGTCTCAGCAGATGTAGCATTAAATTCTGCTCTTAATGTTGAACCTGTGTATAAACCGAGTGATGGAGTAGATGAATCTTGAATCGACAATTTTTTTCCAGGACTATCTGTTGCAATTCCAACCAGACCTGTGTTTTTAACAACAATGCTCTTGTTGTTATTCGATAGCAACTCAAGATCAAAATTACCAGTTGTACCAACTTGCAAAACACTAGCTGAGTTCAGAACTGAACTATCACCGCTTGGCTGACTAAAGGATCCATTAACTGTTAAGTTGCCAGGAATAGTAATATTGCCAGAACTATCAATTGTTAATCTTGAAGTTGTATTAGATGCTGTACAGAATTTAAATGAATTGTTTGTATGTACATATTGAATTAAACCAGCATCTTCATCATCAGTATCACCAAAATTAATGTCTGAAGAAGCAGCATTTCCCGATACAATTGCAATCTTTGCGCCATGTCCTGTCGTAGAACTTCGTTGGAATAAAGCAACTGTTTGTGATTGAGCTGTGAAGGTACTTCCCGATTGCTTAACAACTAAATTTGCAGATGGATCTGTCTCACCAATACCAACATTTCCCGAGCTATCGATAACCATGCGGTTACCTGTGCCAGCAGTTCTAAACGCAAAACGGTCTACCGTATGGCTATATTCAAGTGCTCCACGATATGCAGCATCACCTTGGGTTCCGTCGGCAAAAGTAATGGAGCCTTGATTATTAGCAGCAGAATAAACTGTTATGCCTTCACCGCCTGATCCGCTGCCAACTACAAGATTGTCGGAAGAGTTTCCAGTAAAACTGGACATCACTGTGTTTCCGATTCCAAAGCGACCCGAACTGTCGATTACAACTTCATCTGCTCCGGCACCGTTATAGTTTAATCTGAAGGTGTTGTCAGTATATGTGTAGCCAAGCCATGCATTAGTGCTGTTTGTTGCCTCAAATGCTGCTGTTCCTTTTACAGTAAGTTTTTGACTTGGAGATTCAGTACCAATACCAAAATTTCCAGTACTGTTAATAACAGCCTTTACTCCAGCATTAATGGTAAAGCTTAATTGATTGTCAGTATGAAAATACTGAATTTTTGCTACATCATTATCTTGTGGATCGGCAAATGCTAAATATCCACTTTTATCATTTGGAGAGCCAATTGTGATGCCTGCATTATCATTGTTTTCAATGAATAATGTGTCATGAGTAGTATTTGGCGTTACTCCGCTTTCACCTTCTTTGACATGAAGGATGCCTACCGGAGATATCTCATTAATACCGACACGACCTTCTGTATCAATTCGGAGCCTCTCATTTGAGGATCCATTGGTATAGAACCGCAGAGGACCAGTCGTATCCGTGCCAATGAATGCACCGTCGCTAGCTGCAGTCCCAGCTGGACCTAAACGCAAGGTTGAATTGCTTTGTGTTTGACGAATATAAGCATTACTCGCATTTGAAATATCAAGTGCATGGCTTGGAGATGCCACACCAAAACCTACATTGCTTGTAAAGTTAGCAGTGCCACTAATGTCAAGAGTATTAGTGACATCTAAATCAGCGATTGTCGTTAATAGGGGTTCAACTCTAACCCACGCACTACCTGTATAAACATAGAGTCTACTGTCATCAGTATCGAAATACTGGTTTCCAGCTACTGGATTTGAAGGAGCAGTTGCAACAATTGGGACTTGTGTTTGTCCCATTCCAACTGCATTTTCACCGCTAATTCTAATAACATTATTTGTACTATCCTTCATGAAAATCGAAGGATCGCTGTCATTATAGTTAATTGCGATTTCACCGTATTCCAGCTGATCAGCGCTTGGAGTTTTTGCAACACCACTTTCTAGTACGTTACTGCGCTTTAGCTGAATCTTCATGGTAAAAACCTATATAGACTGGATAAAAATCCTCTTACTATTATAAAACAAGCGCTCACAATTAATTGTCATCTTCCATTTCACTTGCACTCAAGACTTTTGTGAACTGCTCTAAATTACTAGTAATCTGTTCCCGCAGCAGTCGATTTAAAATATGCTGGTAACGCATCATTAGCGACGAGCATTGCTTAAGCTGTTCTCTCAGAACATCGATATCTGTGCATTTATCAATATCGTCATTAATAATGCGCTGCCTTAGTTTGTCTTCAAGCTTCAACTCAAAATCTTCCGAGTTAAACATAATTGATATCGCTAATTATATTTATGCTAACTCTTTGAAAGCAATGACCTTTAAAACTCAGTTTTAAGAATTACATATGCAAGTTCAGCATCATCCATATTCAATGCCTCAGCCATTGCAAAAATAATTTCGATCATTGACAGATCACTTCTTTCATAACTTAACGTAATTTCATCACCTACATCATTAATTTCTTGTTCAAGTTCATCTTCAAACTTTGAACGAGTAGCAAACGATGGATATGAATCTGGCTCTTTTGTCTTAATGCGGTCAATAAACTTAGAAGCAATTGAATGTTTGCATTGTTTGTATGATCCTTTGTATTCTTTAGTTGCCCATGATTGCAGCAAACCAGCAGTTTCTGTCAGTGCACCTTCAGTGAAACGATCCAGACTTTTAGCGGTAGGAATTGGATATTGCTTTTGTCTGTTGACTTTGCGGTTGCTACTACTTTCAGTAGCCTGAGGCATTCTTAATTGAGCATGTGAGTGATCTGGACAACTACATGCATAAACAGTTGCTGGAACCAAAGGATTAGAGGTATTAAAAACTGCACTTGACCAAGGATCAATATCAGTTTCTAATCTTCGCCAAAGTGCTAATTCGGTTCCATTTGCATCATACTTTTGTTCATGATTGTAACCTCCATCTGCATCGTAATCAACAACTTCTTTTGTAAATGAGTTCTGTGCAAATATAAGAGTTGCTTGATTTCCCAATGGTGCAAATAATTTAATCTCACTGGTAAAAGGTATTGAAGTTAATTCAACTGTCGTATTTAATTCTTTTACCGATTTAATCGTGAAAGGATTGATGATAAATGATGATGTTGTTACTTCATTTTCAATGACGTCAGTAGTTAGATACTTTTTGCCAAAATATTTTTGATAGTCATTTTTGTCAATAACATAAGTTCCATCAATTACATATGACGCAGACGTCGATGAGAATAATGATGTCAACCCTGAGATATCAAGCAGGCTTGGTGGCAACTCTTGATTTTGATCTAACAGATCAACTGAAATACTTGTCTTTGTGAGGTCTACATTGATAGCTGCAAAACGTTCATTACCTTCAAAGGTTTCGTAAGTAGATCCTTCTGCAAACGTAAATGATGAGTTAATTGTTTGCTCCACATAAAACTCTTTTACGTACGCAAGCTTATTCACTAATACTTGGAAATCTCCACCGGCATTTTGTACCACTGAAGATGCTGCTAATGCGGTTTTATCGATAATAAGTTTAATTGTTGTGGGCTTTGATCGTAACGACTTTCCAATATAAATACTGGGTTTACCTTGACTTGTAAGTATGTTTTTTAAAGATGCTTCTGATTCACCATCGCTTATTCTCTCGCCTATCATTGTGCGAAGCATAAATGAATTTGCAGTCGTATTTATATCAACGTATATTTCTTTGTTTTCAAAATTATCTGTATAGACAAGTTTATCGTTTTGTACGGTATTGACTGTTCCTAGAGATGGCGGATTGACTGGAGTTCTTACTAATACATAGTGATTAGCAGTATCTGAATTTGTAGTGGCAAACCTGTAACCGTTAAATTTAACGTCAATTTCACCCGATGTTCCTTGATATAATTTGCTATTGATTTCAAAGTCTACGTATTTTTTACTTGTTGTATCGTATGGATTGTAATCAGGGTTAATGCGTTGCAGTCGATTCCATGCTGCCCGCATGTAAAATTCAAAACCTTTTCTCCAACGACTCCATCCACTGTCAATATCATATTGCTCGATTGCACTACGGGTTATTGTAGAACCAAATGTACGATCACTTGGATATAAACCCGCAGCACCTTGAGACTTACTGCGATCAACTTTATTGTTTACTTTTTTAAAACCAAATGACGATGCGTTACCAAAGCCATTTTGTTTCCTAGGCATCAATAGAACCCGCCTTGTGCTCCAACAACAGGGCTATCATCTGAATTGACAGGAGCTGTTCCTAGTAGTGAGACCCAGAGATTAACTCCTTTGGGAACGTAAAAAGCTTTAAGTTGAGCCGCTGATCCCACATGAGCAACTGGTGCCAAAATATTAGGAAAATCAGTATATGACGTCCGAGTCCCTTTTGTTGTAGAGCTTGTCAGTTGACCAACGTACACTGCTTCTGTAGGACGAAGGAAGTCAATTGCATTACTTAAGTAAAACAGCAAGGTATATGCAGTTGTTGATCGTGCAATCACATAGAGATCTTCAATGATTGCTCCATCATTAGCGTTGCAGTTGACTAAAATTGTCGATTCATTTGTACCAGTAATGTCTAAGTTACTAGCATGACCAGACACTAGTGTGTTTGACTTAATGGCCGAATGAAATACTCGGTCAATTAAAAGGGGTTGTTTATTTGTAGCTGTTGTTGCCATTGTTATTTACCTCAAGCAGGTGGAGTGTTTCTTGAGCCCATACCCATGTTCATTCCCATGGGTTTGACTGATGCATCTGATTGCCCTTGAAGTCCAAGGCTATCAGCGCTTTGCATTGTATTTTGCATTGCGATAGCTCCTGGATTCGTAATAGCTTCTTCAATACTGCCAAGTGGCATCATGCCCATTGGGCCAGGCAGATACGGAGGCGGAGTTTCTTGACCATACAATTTACTAGCTTGCGTTGCTGCAGATTGCGCAAGACCCATGCTTGGAAGCATATCCATCGTTTCAATTCCAGGCTGCATTTGCTCGTTATATCTTGTTTGATTTAAACGAGTACCAAGAACAGAACTTTGAGGTATTTCTGAAGGATCAGCGATGCCAACAGTTCCAAGTTTATCTGCTGCATCGGGAGCAAGCACATCGTCTCCATATGCCGTTTGAGGTGCTCCTGAAATAGTCCCTCTTTGTGGCTGACCTCCACCCATTGATTCTGCAACTTTAGGGTTGTTCATCATATTACCTTTTCCTTGCGGCTGGTTAGGAATAGGCTGCGCAGGCATTCCCATGTAGCCCATTGAATTGGTATTGGATGGTGGTGATCCGGGCATAGTGGTATTAGACATTGCCACCTGTGAAGGATCTACATCACCTGCTGCCTTACGTCGATTGATTTTCTGATTATTCATGTTCAAGCACCGTAAACTTGTTGGCGATTATTAAGTCCTTGATACTGACCTCCTTGTTGCATCATTGCAATTCTAGCCATTGCATTTTGATTCATAGAGGTAGGATCTGTTTGTGGCTCTACTGTTGATGAGACACCTCCAGCCAAGTAACCTGTTTGATTGTATGGATCTGAAATAACGGAGTTTCCAGCGCTATCAGTTGATGGTTTGAAGTTACCAACTTGGCCATCAAGGATATCACCAGTTACCACATTAGGGTTACCATATTGTGGGCTACGAGACATTTTAGCTTCATAGCCAGGTCCAAATGTCTCAACCTGCTGCATCCCCCACATATAGCTATTAATAGCATCAGCTTGGGCTAGGGCAGCTGCTTTCTTGGATTCGAAATCAGTATCCCTATTTCGTCCCATGGTAATTTTTTGTGTTGCCATAGTAATCTTTTCTAATGCCTAGATCTATTCTACAATTATCGCCAATATTCGTTTAAAAAGATCCGACTACCAACTGCTGTGTCTGCTGGACCTGGAACTGCCAAAATAAATTCTGAACCTGAACGTTCATACGCATATCGTCTTGTTTCAGGTCTCCTGTAGTTTGGTACATACAGTGTTTCAGCTAGCCGATCAACTTCACGCAGATAGATTTCCCTAAAGTATTCATCGCCTTTTAACGGATCAGATGTGGAAATCGTACGTTGAACGTCACCAGCAATCTGCTCTAACCGACTGTAGTTAGGAGATCCGGCTGAGCTTGTTGGGAAGTATTCGCTATTTTCCCAAGCTGTGTCACAACGTCTTATTTGATATTCAACCTGAGTGTACCAGTACTCATCAGGAATCAATGACATTGCTTCTTCCAAACGGGCTCGATCACCTGCTGGAATTTGAGCACCGGCATTAAAGCCCAAGTGGAATCTTGTCTTAGATTTTAAGTATTCATTTAATTCCATTAGATGATCCCTTGCTGACTAAGCGCTTTACCTAACAAGTTTTCCAAAATGATTTTATCCATTTCAGTTACATCACCCTGAGCTTGGATCTTGGCTAAAAGCTTTGCTTCTGCTGGAGCTTCTTGCATAGCTGCATTTTGATAGGCGGCCCCTAATCCACCACCGACAATTGCGCCAAGCAGTCCTCCTGCCATACGTGCACCAGGCTTCATAAGGCGGTTTCTGCCTGTCATGTTGCCAATGCCTTTGCCAATAGCGTGCACAGGAATTCCTGCTAACACTCCACCAATTGCACCACCTGCCGCTCCAATTCCAGCAATATCCTGAACTGACGGACGCTCTTGATTCTCTTTAATAATTTGAGCCAGTAACAGCTCTTCAGGACTAGGGACCGCCATCTGCCTTCAACGTATGTATTACTAGTTTAACTAATGAAGATAAGGTCCTCTTCGATCAGTTGTTCCCAGTTAACGCGAGGGATGTTTTCAAGCTGTTTAAGATTGCTGAATCTTTCGCCTGACAATGACATTCGTAGTTCTACAATCTTCTTGGCAGTCGAATAGCCGACTCCAGGTAAACGTTTTGCAATTTGCTCTGGTGGAGCGGTGTTTAAATTCAAGCGTGTATCTTCAAGAGGCACAACACGCTCAGGCAATTTTTCCTCTTTTTCAACTGCAATTTCAGGCGCTGAAACTTTTGTAAGTCGTCCCTTTTCTGTATCGTAAGGGACTAAGTGATCACAGCCAACGTAACTTACATTGCCTGCACTATCGCGAATCATTGCATATTCCTTGTCGTGTTTGCTGATAAATTCAACCAGCTTACCCGTCCTAGTGTCTTGGAATAAATTTGACATAATCTATCTTTAGCGTCACTATAATTATAGGCACAAAAAAAGCGCCCGTGTTTGGACGCTCTTTCTGTATTGATCAAATGAATCAGGCGCTTTGTCCTGCTTCAATTTGATAACCAACATGCACATCATCAGCGTCAGGAGCGCCTGCATCTTTGTAGTAGCAGACTTCGACGATAACGTAGGCTTGCTCTGAAGTATCAACGATAGACAGAGTGCCGGAGTACACGGCGGTAATGGTCTTAGCAGACGATTCGACAGAAACGTTACTGCCATTGTCAGCGTCGGTGTCCAGACCAGTGAAGGACGTGGTAGCACCAGCTGTCGGGAACACACCGCTAGCTGCAGCCAGAGAGGCTTCAGTACCAGCAGTTGTGGTCAGACCATCGACACGAACAGTCTCAGTGCCAGCAGCTTTCAGGTTTACGACTTGAATAGCAGTGCGATAAACAGTAGAACCAGCAGGAACAATGTAAGACTTGTCGAGACGAGGCTTGTCGTCAGAACGCAGGTCCGGGGAAGGGATGGACAGAGTTAATGTTCCACCACCGCTCAGGTTAGAAGTAACCTTGGCGATACCAACGAGCTTGTAAAACTCAACACCAGGAAGAGCAACAACACCTTGCTCTTTGTATGCATTTAAGTGGCTAACGTAGTTGCCAGGGAAAATCACGGTCATTTTAAGTTACCTCCTATCAATAAACGAAAGAGTAACCAACCGTGATGAAGTCCTTGTTCAGGATTTCAAAACCGGCGAACAGCGACCAGATCATAATAATAAAACGAGAGAAGTCGTCGTTGTTATTTAGAAGAATCTGAGCGTTGTTACCACCAATACCCACACCGACAGCTTGAGGTCCGAAGAAGATAAGCTGGCTTGCGCCGTAATCAGCAGCGGAACTACCTGCAGTCGCGTCGTTCACGACGAGGTTGTAAGTGGTTTCAGGGAGGTTGGTTGACTCGAACCAACGGACGCCTTCGAATAGAAAGCCAGTAGGCATAACAGGCTGACCCGCAACAAAACCAGCCTGACCATAAGCAGGTCCCATGCCCTGGAAGAAGTTGGCGTTAGGTGCTTGGTTGGGCTGCATGGGGTTAATCATGCCTGAGCCTGGATAGCGTGCGATCTCGCGGAAGTCGCTGTCCTGACGCAGATGCATCATCGCGGTCGGATCCACGATGCAACGGTAGTACCCATCGGCAAAGGTCGGGACATTACGCTTACGCATATCCTTAACAACTTCCAGCAGGTCGGTGCTCACATCAAACTTGGCAGATTCGCCAGCTGCGTAAGTCACACCCAAAGTGCCACCAGATCCACCTTTGGCTTTACTGCCAGGCAGATAGTAACCACCTTGCTCTGAGTTTGCTTCGCCATTGGCTTCAGCCTTCAGAAGCTCGTTAGCGAACACACGGTCGCGCCAGCGGCGGTAATCATCCAGCAGCGTCAAGCTACCGATGCTCTGATGGAAGACGTTAAGGTTGCCCGTGTCCAGAAGCAGTCGCTGGGCGGTGATCAGGGTCTCCCGAGCCACCTTGAAAGTGGAAGGCTGAGCCGTGTCACGAGTATCAGCAGGTCCCGTGTACTCACGAAGCGTTACTAATACCTTGTCTTTAACAATGTTGCGGGCGGATGCTGTACCTAAGGTTTGGTCGGCGGTCCGCTCACGGGACTCCTTGGTGCCAGGCTTACCCCAGAAGCGATAGCGATCCAGTTGCACGGTCTGGCCGGGCTGTTTGCTGAAATCGTGTACTACCACTGGCTCAACTGCCATCTCAATGATGTAAGCAGGATGAGGACGGTATAATTCTGCACCTAGGAGCTTGGGAAAATCATTATCAATCCACATGGGATGATATCTCCGTAAGCTAAAAGGTTTATAAGTGACTTCGACTTAGTCACATAATACGATAATACTGTTTATTATTGATATTGTTGATACTTACCCCAGGATATTGTGGTTATGGAATTTATAGATAGTTCTGTCTGGATCCCTGTTCATACATTGCCTGGATATGAGTGTTGCATTGAATATTACGTTAACGCTGAAGGGCAAGTAAAAAGCACTAAAGGGCAGATCGAAAGATTGTTGAAACCAAAAATTAAAAAATCGGGATACAAGGTTGTAAATCTGACTCAGCGTATTGGCAGAAAGAAAACTATTACTGTCCCTATACATACTTTAGTCGCCTTTGCTTTTCTTGGCAACCCTCCAACTCCTTATGGGAGAACTAAAGGTTGCTCAATCGTCAAACATATAAATGGTGATCGAGCAGACTGCCGATCTTCCAATTTAAAATGGATCAAACATTCAGAATCAAAAGCCTTAAAATATAGATAAGTATTTAGTTAAATCTTATGGCTGACAGAGTGATTTATAAAGGCGGTAAAACCGTTACCAATATGATTGGAAATATCAAGCTGGTAATGCCAGCTAAAGGAGCTATGCACAAGTTCCCTCGTTGGTGGAAGAAAAAGCACGGTGCCTACATCGACTGTGCAATTTTTAATGTTACTTTAGAGAATGGCGTTGTAGTTCGGTTAGTTGTACCCGCTGTTGAACGTATGCATCTCGAAATTAGGCACGACGGTTACGGTAATTTTACGTTCCCTGTCAGCCGTGTTGATCGCGTTGCTGTTGTTGCAATTGACAGCCCAGAACTCTTGGTTGAATATCAATTTTCCAAAATCAGCGGAGGTAAAGTCCTCAAACGAATAGTCGCTGGTATTCCCTCTCCAGCTGCTCCAGAGCCTCAACCCGCTCCTGAACCAGAATCTATTGCTGAAATAAAAACAGAAAAAGCTTTAAAAATTCAAGTCCAAGTTCATCCGAGTCAACCTAAAGTTGATTTAGAAAAAATGACTAAAAAACAACTGCTTGAGTGGAGCTTAGAGCAAGGACATGATTTAGTGAATAACCATTCCAAGGCAGAGCTGCTTTCGGAGTGCCAAGAAATCTTGGATAACCTTTAAGCTGGCGTAAGTAGCCTTTGCTGGTCTGTCATATTGTAGAAGCTCAGATATTCCCTACCAACATCTACTTCAACGTTATACGGCAATCTTTTTGTGTTCCTAGCGTGAAAACCAATATAGAAATGATCTTCTGGTCCTATATACATTGTGTCTTCAAAGAACTCTTCTTTGTCTTTGGTATAAATTCTGGCGTCAAACCAATTGTCTAAATACTGATTGCCGGTTTTAAGGTTCCTGAGGTCAATGCGAATATATAAGTTCTGAATATCACTTAATCCGTCAAGAGTTCCTGATGATACGTAATCACTTCCAGATACACTTGTATCTACACTGAAATCAATGACTGCAGTATCATAATCATTTAAAGTACCAAACTCCCTTGACACCCATACCGGTGTAAAGCTGTTCAATTGAATGTCTAAGTTCGAGAATATCGATCCTTCGCCTTGGATATTTAATTTGATTTTTACGAATTTATTTTCTGCTCCAAAAAGACCAAGTGCATCTTGATATTTAAAAGTAAATGGAATTGCTGTGATTGTCTCGACTGGAGCAGTGTTAATGTTTACACCTTGAGCAAAATTAAGTGACTTAGTAGCGGAGTAGTTTTTAACATTACTGCTGCTATAGCCACCCAGTTTTAGAATTTTATTTTCAATAGCTTGCGTTACGTCCATCACTTTTAATTCGAGACCTATGTTTATTGTAAATTACAACAAACCATTTATCTCCTGGCCTAACTCTCGCAGATTCCTTATTGCTTTTTGCTCTAATGTACGTACACGATCTCTGCTCATATTTAGTATTTGACCGATTGCTGTCATAGACATAGGTTCAAGCACATCCTCACCAATTCCATATCTCATGCTAATTACTACTGCTTGCATCTCCGGTAAATCACCAATCAGTTCCCTTACATCTTCTTTTATACAAGCTCGCTCTAAAAGCATTTCCGGCAATTGAGTTTCGTCTTCAAGTAAATCAATCAAGGCTGTATCTCGATTCTCACCAATTTTTATTTCCAATGAGGTGGGCTGCCTAGCTTTACACATCAAATCTTTTACAGCGTCTGCTGTTAATTTAAGCTCTTCTGCAAGCTCCGCTACGGTCGGCATGTAACCATTAATTTGGCTTAGTTCACGCTGAGCTTTCTTAAGGCGGTTGAGGTTTTCTGTAACATGAATCGGTAAGCGTATTGCCCTTGATTTCTCCGCAATGGCCCTCGTGATACCTTGCCGTATCCACCAATAAGCATAAGTAGAGAACTTGTAGCCACGACCAGGATCAAACTTCTCCACACCACGAACCAAACCAATGGTGCCCTCCTGGATGATATCCAGTAGTTCCATGTTCCGTTTAGTGTATTTTTTGGCGACTGAAACAACAAGCCTGAGATTAGCAGTGACCATTTTGTCTTTTGCCTTTGTACCATCTCGTAGCTCACGTCGAAGCTCCTGTTTCGATAGTCCCAACGAAGAGGCCAATTCTTCTGTTGTTGGATTTTTCAGTAACTCTTCGCATGCTTTAATCTCCATTAGTCGTTGTACTTTTCGACCTAACAAGATTTCCTCATCATGTTCTAGTAACGGGATCCTTCCAATGTCACGCAGATATGCACGAACAGAATCACCGGAGATCTTTGGTTGCGGCATATGTTATCTTCACTGAAACCTTATCATAGCATCTAAGTATTATTTAAGGCAACATAGTATCCCCCTCGGTCAACATTTAAGCTCCGTAAATTCCAGCAAAGCGGATGCTTTCAATTGGGTTCTCTCCACTCTCTAAGCTTTCTACTGCCATTGCTTGAGCGGCATGCTCGTTAAATCCCCTCTCTTTGTAATTGCTAAGGTTTCGCTCATATTGCTCAATTGAACTTTCAAAATCTTCACCATGATGCAGCATCTCAGCAGTCATGTGATTTGCTGCTTGATCCTCCATTCCATCAGTTTTTAGGTGTTTCCAAATAGTTTGGAATACTTCAGGTTCCGTTTGTGAAATGTCAGCAGCTTTACGCACGGCACTAATTATTTACTATTTAAATTGTAGTAAATTAACCTAAATATTGATTTATAGTCTATGCTTTCATTGCCATAGCAATCGCATTGCTTGTTGCCATATTGTTATCAAACCCTTCTCTATCTGTCATCATTCTTTCGTTTAAAGCTGCAATATTCTGTCCACCGCCACTTGCTTCAATTACCATAGCCATCTTATTGTTTAGATCTTGCTGAGCTTGACTCTTAGCATCTGATTCTTCTACAATTGCAGTCCGTACTTGCCCCATTGCTCCTGCTGCAGCTTGAGGTCTTGCGCTCGACATGTTCTGATCAATATCCTGCATTTCGTATTGATTTTGACGTTCTGATTGTGCATTTAAAAAAGGATCAAGTCGGCCGTCATCCATATTTGTTAATCCTGGATTCGGCGGATTCATGCCCCCTAATCCACGCTGCAATGAAGCATAAGGTAGTGCTTCTCTTGCATAAGGCATGTTGCCTGCAGGCATATCAGAAATACGTTGAGCCATTTTAATACTTCAATCAATATTTATATTGTAGGGGATACATAGTTGCACCCCCTTCTGAAATTAATCAGCTATCTTGAACCAGCACTTTCGTGGTAAATGCCTGAGCAGGTGCACTAGCTAAATACTGCCATGCATTCTCAGGGTTGTTGTCCATCAGTGCGCTGAAATCACCCCAGAAACCACGGGCACCTTCACCGGAACGCTGACCGGGGGTCGGCATTTCCATTTGAGGACGTTGGAAGTTCTGAGGAACACCGCGTTGCTCTTGAGCCTGAATTTCAGCTTCAAACTGAGCTGCAGCTTCATATTGCTGACGAGCATCTGTTTCATCAGCAGTTTCAGTCGGATAAGGGCCACTCGGACCAAAGAAATCGTTAACGTAATCTGCCAGGATGTCTGGATTAGTCAGCATCAGATTCATCGCAGCACGCTCTTCACCAGCTGCTCCAAGCATCAGGTTCATGTCGTTATTACGACCGACCTGCTCAATCAAAGCATCTTCAACAGCACATGCGTACTGATTTAACAGTGCAGGAGCTTCAGCACCAAAGTGCTCCAGAACCTCAAGGCTGTTGTCAGAGATCTGACTTAAGTAACTGTCACCCGCTGGGGCGGCGCTTTGCGCGGTTTGGGCCTGTGCGAGAGCCTGCAGCTGCGCTTGTGAATAAGCTTGGGTTGAAGCTTGGGGACTGTAAGTCTGGGCTGCCTGGTATTGGGGCTGAGCCTGTGGCATTTGCGGTGCCTGTGAGGCCCAAGTTGCCTGGGTACTGGCTTGTGGGGTCGGTGTCTGATAAGCCGAGTACGACGCCTGGGCCTGGGACTGCTGAGGCGTATTCAGGCTTGCGCTCAGCGCCTGGAATGCCTGCTGCCATGGATTCCCTTCCGGTGCCGAAACCTGCGGGGCCGCTGTTGGTTGGTAGGCCGGAACCTGGGAATCCGCTACTTGCTGAACCTGAGCCGCCTGATAAGCGGACGGGTCGCTCATCACGGGTTGGGAGACCGATGTCGGCACGCTTACGGTCGGCGTCGGAGAGCTTACTTGCGGCGTCGTCGCCGCTGTTTGGTTGATACTTTCCACTGTAACTTAACTCCTTTTTTAAGAATTCGAGAGATCTATACAAGAACCCTGTAATGTCAAGATTTGGATCTGACGCTAAGGGCATATTGGGCATCTGTGGGTGCGGTAGCTGATATAGCTGACCCAGCATTCCCACAAATGTATTGAACGATTGTTGTGACTGCTGAACCATGCGGAACGGGTAACCCGTTAACATTGCCGCACGTTCTTCGTCAGTCTTAGATGGGAACAGATACTTAAGTGCTTCAATCGAATCAACACCTAATTCCTGTAGGTTGCGAACAACAATACTATTGTTAAGAATGCCTTGTGAATCCTCTTCAAAGATTTCACCAGTCCAACGCCAGCTAACTTTTGTGCTGCCGTCTGGGATAAGACCAACTACACCTTTCGGGATATCACCTGCCTCAATACTAGCACTAAACAATTGATCACGACTTTGTTCAAACGTAGCTAACTTCTCTTTATAATCAGCATCAGCCAAAGCATATCCTTCTGGATTACCTTCAAATTCTTCAGGCAGTGGGATACTTGGCTTTTCTAAACCCATTGCTTGGGCAAACGATTCCATAAACAAATATTCTTCATGCTGAATCATCATTGAAAACAGCTGGCATAGACCGTATTTGAACAGTGCTTTTGCTTTCTTCTCTGCAGTAGCTGCCACTCTTCCGTAGAGAGATTTCATTTCATAAGCCGTAGAGGCTGTTCCAATATCAATATCGTCAACACCTCCTAAGGCAAGCCTAATTTCAGATCGGTATTGTTTTACATACAGATTCTGATCACCGCTAACCGCATCAGGTGTCATGTAACTAACGCGATCAGTTGGTTCAAGATTGGCAATAACACGAGGAACTTTGATCTGTCCGTCTAGAGGGGATGCTCCACCAAAGGGTTGGCTCACCCTTGTAGAAGGCCTATCCATTGCGTAGAAGCCAGCCTGAGAGCTGATTGTGGGTCTAAAGGATGAATCCCCATCAGACTCGACAATGTCGTGCTTCGGCCTACTAGACACTAAAGTTGGATTTCCAAAGAACCTCATGTTTTTTCGGACATTCCTTACAAGCTCATCGTGGAACAAGATCTGATGTGCTAACCAATCAAATTCGCCAGTACCTGTTGCTTCTCCTGTGCAGTCCAAATGATTAAAGACTTCAACTGCCGGAATAAAACCTAAACTATTGACTAATACTTCTGTCTGACCCGATTGGGTTAGGTTGGGCATTCCAATATCGTCTTTAAAGTCAATCTTTTCATTACTGATTGTTTGCTCGATCCGATCTTTGTAAACACGCAGCTTGATGTACTTTTTCTTTCCTCCGCGTTTACCCTGTTCAGAGAATGGATTTGCAAGATTGGTTTCTTTGACAGCAAACGAATACACTAAAACAACATTGTCAATTTCACCAGTTTGGTTTCGATAGCATCTATAGCTATCTTTTGGGAAATACAACATTTGATAGGTTTCCCCGTTAGGCCTGAAATAAAACAGACCTTGACCGTCACATAAGAAATAATCAACAATACTTTCTAACTTCATCTCCATCATGTTTTCTTCAAACACGTTGGCTATGAATTCTCTACGCCCTCCATACGAATCTTGTTCGCAGTAAAACTCTACGCCACGCCGTAAGATAAATAGCCGCATCTGTGCAAGATGCGACGATACAATCATTGTGTCAATTGTAAGATCACCACGCCGCTCTTTAGCTGCATGGATAATTTCTTCAAACTGATTACTTGGATTATTCATCTATTTACAGGCTTTTTTAAAGTCTAACGATTAGCTGTATCTTTTAGCAATGTCCTCGATGTTATTTGTAGGTGGCTTATATGGTTCAGGCATGACATATGTCGGTGGTCTAAATGCATAGGTATCACCTAAATACCTATTCTGCTGATTGATCATCATGTTCTGGAAATATTGTGGCTGCATTGCTGCGTTATAACGTAACTGATTTGCACTTTCTCGTGCTCCTGTAGTCTGTTGAGCACGTGCTGAGGCTTGAGCTGCTCTGGTTGAACCACTGAATTGAGCTTGGGACTTGGCGAACGCATTATCATTTAAGGCACCTAGTGCTGCACCGCTAAACATATTATCCATCATGGGATTGTATGAACCTGTTCCGGCACCACTTCCAGATCCCCCCGCTTGATTACCAGCGTTGTTATATCCAATAGTTACGCTGTAATCTGCACCTTGGTTATTATTCCCGATAAATGTGCCACTGTTATCAAAGATATTTGTCTGGTCGCCCATCGTTTTACCAACATTAGCATTCATATCACCACCAACAGTGACATTACCAGTGCCAATTACACTTGTATTTTCAGGTTGTTGCTTAAATCTTGGTGGAGCAATACGATATTTTGGTCTAGGTCCTTTTTTCGGAGTTTTAGTTGGTGTTGTGCCAGGTGGCTGTACTGCGGGGTGCGGCTGTGTTGTGAACTCTGGAATTCCAATGGGTTCCAGCCCAATCGTTTCACTTCCTCTTGACGGTGGAGATGTAATTGGATTAATAGTAGGCACTTGTGTCATGTGACCATTACCTATAGACAAGTCGGGTTGCGAGCCTTGGCCAAAATTTAATTGATCTTCAGTAGGTGTAAATGGATCGATTTCACCATATCCTCGACCAATTGGATTCATGTTTGAGTCCATTTGTGTCGGCCGACCCATCATTGGGTTAGCTTCTTGAATTTGTGTTTGTTCCCAATCTTCCAGTTTTAAATCTCCACCACCAGCTTTGTATTCTCCAAATTTATCCATCTTATTTTTGTCGCGAAGATGGCTTGACCACTGTTCATCTGTTGATGGCTCTAAACCAGCGACGGAACGTAATTGATCAAATGCTGAACGTGTTGTGCCACCAGCAGCTCGCATATCTTTAACAGCATTATTTACACTTGGACCTGATTGCTGCGGTGTATCAGGTAGTGGCACTGGATCTCCTGGAGTTGGCGTAGGAGTTGGATTTGGAGTTGGTCCAACAGTTGATCCAGAATTTGGAGCATTAAATTCTACGTTTGGTCGTACATTGCTATTATTCACATTGCCAGCAGTGTTAGAGCCTGTTGTAGTGCTGTAATCAGCTCCTTGATTATTGTTCCCAATAAACGTTCCAGTGTTACCAAAGGTGTTAGTTTGATCTCCCATCACCTTCCCAACATTTTGATTAAGATCACCGCCAACAACAAAGTCACCAGTTCCTTTGTAAACAGATGTAGATCCTCCACCGTTAGCTGAACTTCCAGTTTCAGTTGTATCTGAACCTCCCATATTAATTACATTGCCACCACGTTGGCTATTATCAATTGTTTGAGAGTTGTCCGTGACAGTAGTGTTAATATCTCCAGTTGGAACAGGCTGAGGAGTTGCAGTTGGCTTGGTGTTAATGACTGGCGAACCATCTCCTGCATCTGTTACATCTGTAGCAGGCTGTTGCGTCATTGCATTTAACCGTTTATTTAAAAATGACTGTGCATTAGTACCAAAACTGTAGTTATTCGTTTTTGCCCAATCATTAATATCACCAGCACTAAAATTACTATCTTTTAGTAAAAATTTTACTTCTGCTTTATTGAGATCTGCGCGTTCGGTTCCATCCTCTTTTGGAGCTGTTCTTCCCATAGAACCGACATCATAGTCGTCTAAACTTGCAGGTTTTGAGGCAGCACCATCAATACCAAACTTACGCTGAACAGATGCTTTTACGTTTCCAACACCAGCACGTTCTGCAACACTTTTAATTTGAGCTTGAGATAATCCCTGCTCCTCCATCTTTCTGACATCTTTGCTTCCGACAGTTTTCCCAAAATCATAACTATCTGCTTGCTGCTGATTTTGATATGACTGTGCAATAGCCTTGGCACTACTAGCGTCTCCACCTGATTTCGCTACTTGTTTTTTGGCGGCTTTAAATGCTTTTTTATTTCCTCCATATGCCTGTTTTTCTTTATCAGATAATTCAGACCACTTTGCCCTAGCCATTTCAATTACAAATCAAAACTATCTTCATTGTAGTCTAATTGTAAGCTACCTCTTCTTAATAATCCTCCTATAGTTAGTACCATAGAATCTACCGCATCATCGTGTTGAGAATGTCCAAAGTTTATCAACTCATCTTCTAAAATATTCCATGTTCGCCACTTATTCCAGATAACTTTCTTATGTTCAAATAAACCAAGAACTCCTCGTAGCCTTGCTAATTTATCTCCCTTAAATCCTTTGACTGGCGAGCACTGTAAATTGTATAGCGCTCTATCTTCGAACATTATACGTTTAAAGTCTCCTTCAAATGACGACTGATATGCAACTGCTTCCGGCCATATAATACACGGCGACATTGTAGGAAAAAATTGCTTCTCATCATTTTCAATCAATATATTCCAGTCACCTAGCATTTCGCACAGGGTATCCATTTTCTCAATATTACCCATTGACCTGCATCGTCTCTGGTCAATTAGATATATCTTTCCGTTTTTAATACCTCCAAGTGTGAATACAGTCCAGTCGTTCTTTTCTGATAATCCTGCGCTTAAGTCAATGCCTACACCCAAGCAATCGTATTCTTCAGGGACTTCACCTTTAATTAGTAACTCAGGTGATATACCTACTTCAGTTGATTTAACAGCTGTGTTTAAATACTGATACGCAAAGGCAACTCTGTCTTCCAGTTTCCGTTCGTTCAAATATTTCATCGACCAGAACTCAGGCCAGTATGAGCGTTGGCGTCCGTCAGCGTCTGTGATGACTGCCTTTTGAATTATCTGCTTCCAGTTATTTTTGGGTACAAAGAGGGTCGCGTGAATATCGTCAAAGTGGAAGCGGGTTCCCAGACAGATAGCCCGTGCACCTTGGAACATCGTTGGTGCGATAACGTTAGACCACGTCTGCTCCATCTCACGGCGAATGTCTGGGTTGTTGATCGAAGCGGCAGATTTGATAGGGTCATCAATAAGCACCA